ATCCCCAATTGTCTGTATCTGCTAAACTAAGGGCTACATTATCACCATCCGATGAATTAATTGAAAACCCAGTTCCACTTACTGTTTTGGATAAATTTGTAGAAACATTTGTTACTTTTGCCGTATTGGTTGCAACATCAGATGCTATTGAAGAACTTAATGAAGTAAAAGAGCCGGAAATTGATGCTGCGGTTAACCCTTTGATTAATGCTAATGATGTTACTTCACTATCCATTAATGCACCGGCGGCTGCTACGTTAGTTGCATCTGTTACATCTGCACTTGCTTCGATTGCATCTAATTTATTTTTTAATGTTGTTGTAAAATCATTTTCGGTTTGTGATGGAAGAGAGGTTAATGCTGAACCATCGCCATTAAATGATCCAGTAAACGAACCAGTAAACGGAGTTGTTAATGTATTAAATTGTGATGAACCACTTATAATGCCTGATGAAACATTTGAAATTGATGTGTAATCTACTTGCGCTGATCCACTGATAACACCATTAGGTAAATTAGCTAATACATTTGCTGCATCGGTTACATCTGCACTTGCTTCAATAGCATCTAATTTATCTTTTAATGCTGTTGTAAAATCATTTTCGGTTTGTGATGGCAATAAAGTTAATGCTGAACCATCACCAATAAAAGACCCAGTAAACGAACCAGTAAAAGGAAGTGTTAATGTATCGAATTGTGCTGAACTACTTATAATGCCTGATGATAATTGTGTTGAACCACTTATAATGCCTGATGGTAGTTGAGACGAACCACTTATTGTTCCAGCTGGCAAGCTTGAAATAACTTGCGCTGAACTACTTATAGTTCCTGCAGGAACGCTGATTCCAGTCAGGTTTGAACCATCACCATATAGTGAACCAGATATTGATAATGACCCAGTTAATTGTAAATGGGTTGCAAGTTGTTTACCAGTTATTCTAGCCATTTATTCCCATCTCCCATTAATAATTACAACATCAGATGGTGTAATTGAATAACCTAATACAACTATATTAAATACAATTGTTTGTGTACTTAATGTGTTTGGCGTCCATGTATATGCAGCCTTATCAATGTATTGACCATTAATGTAAATATCAAATTCTGCTTTAGTTGCTGCTAAAGCTGTTGTTGGATTAATTGCAGCTGCACCTGAGACAGTAACTGTTGTATTGCTAGAATATGATGCTTGTTTTTCTGTTAAATCAACTAAATATGACATTGTTTCTGCATTTATAGATGTGCCACCGCCTCCACCACCAGTTGATGAAACTGTTACAGAGCCTCCTGCAAGTACTTGCGATTGAAACTGGAGTAATTGTTCTGGAACAACTGTTGTTGAAAATAAATCTAATCCAACATCTATAACCGTATCAAATCTTACTCGCTTAATTGAATATGCTTTTTGAAGAGTTGATAATCTAAATTCTTGTTCTGCTAGCAATGTTCCTTTAACTGTTAACGACGTTGTTGCTCGTACTAAACGGTCTTCTCCTACAGTATTCAATGTTTCAAAATTAAATGTTCTCATATGAGTCTGATATTTGTTTTGTTCATTGCCCCAAGCAAACCCACCATACGGCATAAACTGTTCTACCAATTCATTCATCTGCGTAGTGAAATCTGTCCACAACATTAAATCGTATTCTATATCAACATATTCTGGAATATTAATTGCATATATTTCTTTTGACTCTTGTGGATTATTTATTGGTATAGGAAACAATTCATCTTCATATCGATTTCTTTTGTTGTACTTTGCTCTATAATACATCTGATTGCCGATACCATCAATTGAAACTGGTCTATTAGTATCAAGTTTTTTAAGTTGATCCCGTTCAGTCATTGTATTTCTTTTCAACACAACCAACGGAGATTGAAGCATACCCTTTTCATCTCGCAAATATCCTAAACGTCGTACACTATCCCATTTCTCTCCATTTGCAAAAATTACCGGTACATTGATCAATTCATTGTTGTGAGTAACTTGTGGTTGTATTTCATTTTCAACAAACCATTTCATTGCAAAGTCTATATCATACAATGTACGACGCGGTGTTCGAATTACATCATCATCTCTTCTGATCTGTGTAGCTCGGTTCAATATCAAATCTTCTCTAGGTGTTTCAGTTCTAGATGGATTTGGTTTATTAGTCTTTCGATCAATATTTTCTCTGTTATATCTTGGCATCAATGTCCTTTATATGTTTGATCGTTAGTTGTTCCACCATAACGAATATTGCGAATATTTTGTGGTGTTTGTCTTGTTGCATGAGCATCACAAACAATTGATACGCTAAATCCGTGGCTGTCGCCATTCTGCCAAGTTTCTGGATTCTTACCAGCTAAATACTGATTTGCATCAACATTGTCTAATTCATAATATTCATTGTCCCAAAATGCAATATCTCCAACTTCTGGATAAAATCCTGATTTTTCTGCCGTATCTCTTGATATTGCAAATTGCAATGTTCTTGTATAATTATGCCCATAATCATCATGACTTGCATTTTTACCTTCTTTAGTAATAAGTGCAGGAATAAGTATGGACTGATAGAATGACTTTTTATCTGATTCGCCGTACAAATTAGAATCAGATTCTTCTACGATAAGTTTGTAGAATTCAATTTCAGTATCAACAACCTGATTCATTATCTCTGAATTAATTGATGCCATAAACTTTGCATCTCGTTGTGTACCGAATAATGCCATTCTGTTATCCTATGTATATCTTTGTTGGAACTTTTGATAAAACATTCATTGAAGCTTCATCTTCTGTTGCTTGTCTTTGCAACATGCTCTCTCGTGTCATTTTATCTAAAAATTCTCTTAATTGTGTAATCAAATCACTTTTTTCAGAAGCTGCTTCGGAAATCAATTCTGGTCCGTTAAGTGTTACTTCCGAATTTGGAATAGGTACTGTGCTATATTTGCCTCGTATACGACCTAACATTTCTTTTACGAGTGCCAACCCATACCTAAGAACCCACGCGCGCCCCATATCATTAATTGTATTGTATTGTTGATAATCATATGGTATATTAGATGCGTCCGATATCACACCGTTTAAAACCGCTGTATTACCAAACAATAAGGCGTCTTTTGCTTTTTCTTCTTCAAATAAGAATTCAAACCAGACTTTATCAAAATAAGGCGTTGATGCATTTCCTCGTTCTGTTCCAGGTACTGGGTATATGACAATGTCATCCCCATGAATTTCAAATGAAAAATGTGATTTTCTAATGCGGTCATTGAACTCAATTGATTGTATTCTGAGTAAATCAGAATGAATTGGCATCATCATGAAGTTAACTGACGGGGACATTCCTCCAAAATCAAATGAATCTAACAACTGTTGTGAACCTAATCCTGTTCCTACAAATGGATCAAAATATCTAATAATTGCTGGAGGGACTGTATGAAGAACTCGTTTAATTTCAATTGATGATGTATTTGTTAATTCAATACCTAATGATGCAGAAACTGCTTCTCTGATAGAATATTTTTGTACACTTGAAGTAACACTTAAATATGCTTTATGCCATTTTACATTACCGCCAGAGTCAGCTTCAGTTCCATACGCTTTAGAAAGTTTAGTAATATATGAAAGTGATGTTCCTACTGCTTTGCCAGTTAAACCTCCTTGAAGATACTGCGAGCCGGTTTGTATACCTAATGTATTAAGCAAGTTATTTGCAATATTAACTTGATTAACTTGATTAGAATATTCAATTATAGCACCTTCAAATGCTGTATAGAAGTTCACATCTTGCAGCTCTACGTCTAATACCGGATATCCTAAATGATTTGCTGCAAAACTTGCAAATTTATCTGAATGCTCTTGAAAAATAGCATCAGAATCAAAATATCCAAATGGTGTCTTTCCTGGGCTGAAAGATGAACTACCTGGCCAAATTATTACGTTTTCTGAATAGTCCATACTGATTCTTTATTAATAAATATCAGTACTGAAAATATCAATATTCGTTTAACAAAGAAAGTACATCATCAAGTGCTGGGTGTCTATGATTGTCTTTTAATATAATCTTTGTTACATATTCAGACCCTTGAAGTTTAGCAACTTCATGAATTGCAGAATCATTTTTATGCTTTAAATCAATCTGTTGCATATCACCACACAAAATCATTGTTGATTCTTTGCCTAACCGAGACAATACCATTTGAAGTTGCTGCTTGGTTAAGTTTTGAAATTCGTCAATTACAACAATTGCATCATCAAAAGTTCGACCACGGAAATGGGTTAATGATACTAATTCAATATTTTCTTCCGATTCCATTTTTGCTAATATGTCTGGTTTGTTATAAACCTTTCTCATATTGCTTCGTATTGGAACTAACCACGGCTCCATTTTTTCATCTAATGAACCAGGAAGAAATCCGTTATCTTCATTTGATACTGTTGGTCTTGTTATAACAATTTTGTTTATTTGTTTTTTAAAAAACATATCTAATGCAACTTGTACTGCTAACAATGTTTTTCCAGATCCAGCTTTACCCAACACAAAATTAAATGGATGATTTAATATTTCTGTTTTAGCTCGCTTCTGTTCTTCTGAAAGTGATAATGAAAATCTAACAGGATTCTTGGGCGGCGTTTTTGATTTGTTTGTTGTCATAACTTGTTCCTTAAAACAATTTTGTTAGCGATGTTTCTACTAATTGAACATCATGAAGTGTTTCAATCTTACCTAAAGATAATTGTCGAACTGCTTGATATGATTTTCTAGGTGGGTATGGTGTTAAGATTTTAACTGTAATCAACTCTTTACCGCGTCCTAAATCTTGATCAATACTACACATAAGTACCATGCGAATAGCTCGTATTCTATCAAGTACGTCTACAAGATTACCGTCGTAGCGGATTCTCCATTGCATTGCGTATTTAACTCTCAGTGCTGCCATATTATATTGAACCTGTGCTTATCATTAAATAACTACCACTTCTCCATAATTGCCCATTCACCGCAGGATCAGATGTTGGAAGTGATGCTGTATAAAAAAGAATGGTACCTTCTGATATAAATTTATCAGTTACTGATGCATACGAAATTGAAGCAGAAGTACTGGTTAGTGTAGTATCTGTTACGGATGAATTTCCAACTTCAATTCTATCAGCTGA